CGTTTATACCAAAATTCACTTCAGTGCTCTCTATGATGTAGGTACCGTTATTTTCAGGATAACGATCATCTGCTATGTATGCTTTATAGCCTGGTGTAGCATATGGCTGTAAAAATGGGCTGATACTGCCTTCGTAGCCTGAATAGTTTATTCTATATGCCTTTTCATTGGCAAGTTGCTTCAAAACAGGAGCATCTTTTATTTGGTTAAGTATCTTGCTATGCGTTCGTACAAAATTTTTGAAAACATCTGAAGTTTGAGAAAGCTTCTGCCCATTGGAAAGCTTTTTGCTATAGTTCACTTCTACCGGATCATTTTCAGAGATACGTTCTTTAAGATTATTGCCCTTCACAACATTGTAGCCTAACCGGTAATTCACTATGCCTGCATTTAACACATCATTACCTTCCGCATAAGGGGTATAAAGCAATCCGCACCACAACATATCAGGTTGTATGAAAAAACATGTAAGGCACCCATCCGTATATTTGGACAAATTATTAATAATATCAAATCCGCTCAAATTATCTAAAAGCAAATTGCTCAAATCAATATCAACGTCGCACTGTACTTTAATACTATAATTGGTATTCACTCCTGATACGGCGAGATTTAGCAGTTCCTTTACAGTTACAGACTTATAGAATCCCTTAAAGGTATTTCTTCTCAATAGCCAGCTATACCCTTCACATTCCACTTCCAAAGGCATATTTACGTTACAGCGTTTTACAAAACCTTTGAATTCCGTCTGCATATCTCCATTATAGCCTAATTTTATTATGACAGGATCCCCGTCCGAGAATTGTTTACCGGTAATAATATTCCCAGGCATTACTTTATCATTAGCTATAATCTTTGCAATAGAAGGGATTTGTATTATTGCAGTATCTGTTATGTTATGGAGGCTTCTTTTTATTTGCACTTCATTCACACCACTAAATCTGAAATTCCCGATTGTTATGTCACTTGCCAGTACAAACATTATGATATGGATATTAGGTTAAAAGGTTCATCACTTACCATTCTCAACTCATATGCCCTGACATTTTTAATACCTATAACAGGCGGAAATTTTAATTCACGTATCACTACCAGGTCGCTTCCGCTTCTATCTGGCCTCACAAGGAAAATATCTGTAAGTGGGCATTGAATGGATACGGCCATATTCTGTTCATAGATCGTACGAAGAGTCTTTGCGTCATTTTCAGGAAATTCGTTTGTGGTTCCAATAATGAAGCCCTTTATAATTATTTCGTAATCCTGTATGTTTATTAATTCTTTTACTGTCCCTCTCCGCTCTGTTAACGGTGTTTCAATAATCGTTTTACGACTATTAATAGAAACAACCGGGTATGGCAAATTCCAATTCTTTAAAACTCCAACCGGTGCAGCTATTGTAGGAGAACTTCCTCCACCAGCATCACCAATTGATCCACTTGCTGTTTCGCCATCATCAGGATAAGTAATTTTCACCGGCATATAATATTCCTGACCAAGTGCATCATCAGCATAATACTCGCTTCCGTATGCTCCAAATTCAGTACGCGTCAATGGCCCAATGCCTCCGTTGCCTGTCACAGCATTGAACTTTGGATTAAACCCCTGAGTTTTATATCCAAACGTTTTTTCGAAAAGATCCGCTAAATCAAATGATATTTCTGCCATAGTTAATGTATTACGTTAGCGCTGTTAAGAATTTCAAGCAAGACTTCTTCTACCATATACTTAAAATTATTTGCATCGTCCTTTCCTTCTTTAGCATTTATGGTAAAGTGTTCGATCATGGGCTTGTTAAGGTTTATATTTATTGTTTTGTTCCCATTTCTGTTAGATGGATAAAACTGGTCAGCAATTTCTTTTTTTTGAGGTTTCGGTGCATCACCTGAAATGATTCTACTTTCATTTGCATTATTCAATAAGGAATATAGCGATTCGTTGATTGCAGATTCTGTTGTTTTTATTGTAGCAGCATGATATTTCTTATCATAACTTTTGGCGTTCATAATAGCTTGAAGAGCTGCATTGTCAAACATTTTTCTGCCTCCGGTCAAACCAGCATATTTTAATTTTTGCTGTAAATCAAAGGTTTGTTCCATATAGCTTTGTTTAACAGGAATTGCGTTTTCCTCATTTTGCTGTAACCCTGGCGGCAAATTAGATTTCACGCTAAGTCTATCTGTTTCTGCTATTGGAACTGGAATATTTATAGCATACGCTTCGTTCCCATATTTTCGAAAGTTTTCCTTCATGGGATCAAATGATAACTTCCATACATGCTGCTTTTGTTCTACGGCTTTATGAATACCATGCAAATAACTTACAGCATCATCTTCGGGCATTATAAAAGTTTGTAATGATGCTTCAGCTAACTTTTGCTCATCTTCCATTTTCTTTTTCTGCGTTTGTTCTTCTGCTATATTTGCTATAACCCCATCAGTCATTAAAATTGCTGCCCCAGCTAACAACCCCGGCGTTCCAAAGACGGCACTTGCCTCTGCTAAACCTGAAGCTTCGACCATTACTTCACTTGCAGCACCTGCTTTCCGGGCAATTGTAGTTCCGGTTCCGTTGGCAGAAAATAAATCAGCTATTCCCGTAGCTCCTTCACTAATATCACCAACAATATTTAATGCTGTATCCAGGTTCCTTATATTTGGAGATATTTTATCAAATAACTTTACTACTTTTTCAGAAGACCTCACTAACATGCTGATTCCGTCAAGTATGTCTTTTGGTTCTGATGAATTAAGTCTGTCATCATTTTTCCATTGATAGCTATTCCTATCTCCGGTTTCACTATCAGAAATATTAACCGGCATACCTTCTTTTGAATTACGAACATTATTACAGATAAAATAATTTACTCTAAATGATCCCGGAACTGTGGATGATATGAGATTGTTGTTAAAAATTACTAATCGCTTATCCATTTCATCAACTGTCTGTACTATTTTATCTAAGCAGTTATCAAATGATTTAATTCTGTTTTGAACATTTATAGTTAACCCATTTAAAAAGTCAAACCATAGATACCCGGTGTATATTGTAGGTTCCATATCAAAAAGCTTTGTTTAAATAATATTCGTATAATTGCATTTTGTACATCTTTTTATACTATGGAAAAACAAAAAGCAACCGGGAAAAAAGACACAACTTTATTTGCTTTAATAGTTGGGGTAGCAGGATTAATTTTTGTCTTCACCTCCGGTTCATTAGGGTCACAATGGCGTACGTTTGGCATTACTTTCTTTTTTTTCTGTTTTGTTGTTGCATTTATTGGTAGTGCCAGGAGCATTGGATTCGGTGGGGCATTTTTTGCATCTTTTTTCTTGTCACCCGTAATTGGATTAATAATTACACTCACTTCATCAAAAATAAAAGATGGAGAACTCAAAGAAAAAATGCTGGAGGCTGCAGAAAAAACAAATCCAGCATTAGTAGCAGACCAACTTTATAAATTGAACGAATTGAGAAAAGAGGGTGTATTAACTGACGAAGAGTTTAACGTTCAGAAGGAAAAACTTTTATTCGAATAATGCTATTCCAGTCACGAACTTTTATCTTCCATCGGCAGCACTAAGAACTTCCTGAAACACTTCATCTACTTTCAGTTTAAAATTATTGATTCCCTCTTTTATATCTCTCGCATCTATTGTTAAATGTGTGATCATAGGTTTGTCAAGATTTATATCAATCACCCCACCAGTATCAGCTGTTTCAGTTATTAAAGTATCTTGAGTCTTCTGTGATGCATTTTCCCGTGGATTGGGCATAAGGTTCAAAGCCTTTACTTTCCCTGCAACGATGCCAGTAAGCCTTCCCGCGAAATGTTGAAATCTGTTATCATCAATTTTGGCTGACGTTTTTTGTGTTATATCATCTTGATCTCGTTGGTAACTTATTTCTGCATTGCGAAGATTGTCAGGCAATGTTTGGATTGACACATTCTTATCTGGAGTTTCTAGCTCTTGCAACACAACATTCCAATTCAACAATCCCTTCAGGTAATTAACCTCAGTATCCTGGTAGTAATGATTAAGTTTCAATCTATGGGCATAATCTGCAAGATTCTTGGCATCCAACGGCGCACCTATATTGTTTTCATACCTCATTCCATTAAGATGTGCATAAGGAATCCAATTCTTGACGAAGTCGTCCATGTTTTTGAAATGAGCGTACGGAGTTCTTTTTTTGTCTTCTTTTGATGGAGCAAAATAATTATTACTTGGAGCAGCAATACCGCTTAAAGATTTTCTATACTTTACACCGCCAAAATTATTATTCTCTATTGCAGGTTTTTTATTAAAGCCCATACTCTCATGAGCAGCTTGAGCCATCAGCATGCTTATTTGAGGTTCTTTATACCCATTGTTTACAAGCGCTTGCCTTAACTGGCTGGCAATTTCCTTATTTAATGCTGGCATTTAATTTCAGGATTTTTTTATTTTTACAATCAAAACAAAAATGAAAAATATACTTCTGCTATTACTTCCAGTTTTCTCATTTCATTGTACCGCACAAATCCTTTTATCCGGATATAAATGCTTATATTATGAAAACCAGATTCCGAATACAATGGCTGAGTTCTATAAGAATAATGACACCTTCAGATTTACATTGTATTCGAGAGATATTATGGATGAAATAGAAGATAATGTTAACGACCCGGAAAAAGAATTAAACATCGGCTTAAGTGATTGTTTTGGCAATGTGCCTTATTTCAAAACCAGGGATAGCCTATACATAGCCACCGGCAGGTATCGTTCTACTAAGTCTTTTTATTACGATATATATATTCCCGATAAGCAAGTATCGTTATCCTTGCGATCAAATAAAAACGATACGACATTCACAAATTTATCAAAATGGCTATTATTGCAAGCCAGGAGCAAAAGGAAAAAAGATAAATACTTTATTAATGAAAGAAACCAAACTTGTCAGAACCCCGACGAAGACGAGCATTGACAACATTGTCATCCACTCTTCCTGATATATTCCAGATGTGCGATCTTCTGTGCAAACGCCTCATCGCTTAACGAACAGTGGTCAAGGCCCGGCAAATAATATTCAAGCAATGTTTCCAGGTAACCAATGGAGTCGTGCGCCGGGCCCCCGCACGACTCCGCTATAAGTTTACCAGTTTCGCCTTTTTCCCGTCAAGCTTCACTTTCAGCTCCTGGCTCACGCCAATAAACATCTGGTCATCCTTCAGTATTTCTTCACTCCCGCCAATGAAGGTGATATTTGCAAGTTCCTCGAAAATATCAAGCGCCTTATCTCTGTCGGCCTTACTCATCGCGCAGTTTAATTCATTCCTTCCGGGGTTTTTAAAATATCCTATGTGGCTTTCTACTTCTATTGCGTATATGCCATACTTATACTTTGCTTTCCATTCCGCTATCTGTGCATCTGTGGCCTGGCCCTTTAGAGATTGAATATTGTCAATCTGATTATTTGTACTCATAAATTTGTTTTAATAATTGTAAAACCAGCTTAATGATCTTGAACTTTTTAAGCCCCGTTAGGGATTTACTCTGTAATTAATTTCATGAATACTATCGGTAGGTTTACATCCATGTTTTTAGCGCCCTGGTCCCAGCCTTTTTCAAAGTCTTTTACTTCAACATTTACCAATGTATCCGTTTGCAACGGACGGGTACCTTTCGGTTTGTAGGTTATTACAATGTCAAACTGCATATCGAGAATATCTTCTCCTCCGGCAGCGATGGCTGCGCGGTTCATATCATCTATCGCCCCTTTCAGCACTTTTATATGCCCTTCGTAGGTACGGTTCCCGCTTTGGATACTTATAGGTTCATCGCCCGCGGCATGTAAAAGTTGTTTTTCTTTCGCAGCTTTATATTTTACCCCGCGAATTTTGGTAAGTGGTGAACCGGCAAACATTACGGTCATATCTGCCCACTCACAGTCTTTACTGTCAAAAAATGGTATTGATGGCATTGTTTTCGTTATTGCGAGAAAACGAAGCAACTTGCCTGCCAGCCGGCAGGTCTCACGATATACTTGTCTCTCTTGTTAAAAAATATTTTATTAAATAAACCAAGTTGATTTTTCCTGGCCTCTTTGAGAAGAAGAGTTACAGCGCAGGATTTTCAAACCCCAGACTAATTTCAATATCCGATGCATAACCTACCGGCGTGATCTTTAATACTACGTTCAGTTGGTTTGTACTCAATATGTTCTGTGCCGGATCAATGAAACAGTTTACATTGCTTATTTCCTTATTGGCTGTCATAGTATTATTGATCTGGTTCACTATCTGCTGGCTCAGCCATTTACAAAAACCGGCGTCAAGTGTACCATCAGTATTCACCGGCACTTCATCATCAACTTCTTGTACAAAAGTGGCATAAGCAAGTATATGTGCCTTATCTATTATTCTGCCACGGGCCAGTATGCTATAATCATCGGTTGTTGCGGTTAGCATTGGGTCGCCACTAAAGAAGTACCCGCTTACATTCGGATAAGTAGTGAACGTGATAAATCCTCTGGATGCTATCACAGCAAGATCCCCTCCCGCAGCTTCTACCGTGGTTGTATGTACATAGGCGGCAGTATTGGTCAAAGCCCCCGATCTTACCCTGCTTATTTTTCTTTGCACCGGTATTGATGATACAACGCCCAACAATAATCCTATACATGCCGAAGCGCCGCTTACGGTATCACCAATAAGAATTGCCGTCCGGTTGTTGGTTGTGCCGCTTGTTTCATCTGTCAGGCCCGCCGGCGTACCTGCGTAGGAGCTACCCCCTATCACACACCTGAAAGGCTTTTCAGCAGCAAAATAAGCTGCCGCCATTACAGCCATGTGGCTTGCCGCGGTATACACATCTTCATTCAGCGAATGGGATACTGTTATTGTTCCGCCTGCGGCAACTATTGCCACATCATCGCTAAGGAGTCCAAGCGCCTTGATCTTACCACCTGCAAAGTCAAGCAGTTTTTTAGCGCCATTCGCGTTCGTATTATCAGCCATTTGCGCTACTGTCATAGTGGCTGGCGCCAGCATCAGGTACAATTGCGCCCCTGTTCCTGCCTGGTCATAAAATTCCTGCAATTGCTTGATCGCAAAAGAATTGCCTGTTGATGTGATCCCTGCATTTGCCACATCTGCCATACTCGTTACAAGTATTGGCGTACCGGCGGTGTAAGCGCCTTCCGTCGTTCCGGTGAGCACTATGCCTGCTATACCATCATTTGTCTGGAGCGTAGCTCCAAGCTGGCCATTTGCCAGCGTTATATTTACACTACCCATTTACAATTTTGTTTTTAGTTATTACTACAATAAATTATTCTGCATCAAGTTCATCAGACAGGCCGAATTCCAGTTCGTCTTCCCACTTGTCATTGGTTATTTCTTCCAGTTCTGCATCCACCTCTTCGCGTGTCTTTGCTGTAATTGTTTCATCGTCCAGGTTCTTTGCATGGTTTATGGCGTTTTGCTCATCAAAAAACGCAAGGTTATCGCTTGTGAAATACAGCTTATTCACCGCATCATGATTATCAAAATATTGTTTTGCATGTTTCATAATAAATGTTTGTTAAGTTTGATAAGGAATGTCTGATAGATCTTATAAGGGGCTGGCCTGCATTAAATGAGAAATGAAAACTACTTTTACTTTGCGTGAAGTATAGCTGTTTGCTATACGCCGGATTTTCCAAGAGAATATTTAGCTTGAGTATACAGGTCATACAAGCTTTGTTTCAGGCGTTGTCCATCCAGGTTGCCTGCAAGTAAGCTGGCTAATTTTTGCAATATTGCATCCTGCAATTGCGGATCACGTAGTTTTATTTGCGCGACAAAGCATTTAAGTTTATCATTCACATCCGTATATTGCTTGCAGTTATCGGCAATTGTCAGCGCTTCCAATACTTTATCTAATGCATTAATTATTTGTTTGCGTATTGCATCATCTATGCCGCCGGGTATTATAGCCGTAATAATATCTGCTACAGGTGAAGAAAGTATATTCTTTAATTCAGCAGTGATCTTTAATGCAGTGTCTATATGAGCTTCTGCATAATTATCAAATTGGCGCAGCAATACTTTTAGCTGGTTCTTTATTTTTGTACAAAACATGATAGGAAGTTTATTATTTATTGTTTTTGATCTCTAATGCATGTATTCTTGATGAATGCTCGTTGAGGCGGCGGTGTATCATGGCATCCTGCTCCTGCAGGCCCTTTATCTGCTGTCCCTGTATCGTAGCGGCGTGGGTAAGCTGCTTCAGCTCTATCACTATCTCATCCAGCCTTTTTATCACTTGGCCTGTTACCACTTTTATGATAAAACCAAGTATCGTGGCCATAACACCCGCCACCCCAATAAGTATCCATATTTTAATCTCAGAAAGCACAATGTTTCAATTACTGGTTATAGATTTTTTGCGGATGCTCTTTGTCATCAGCTAATCAGCTAATAATCAAATTAGCTAATTACCCTAAGCTGCATCCTGCACTATCGCTACGAGCCCTTTTGCATCGCTACGGCGGATCCTTGCTCCCATCCTTACACTCACGCTGTATACATCACCATAAAAAGTAGGGTCTCCTATCCGCTCAAAAAACTTGATCTGTCCCAGGGCGCGTTCTACAGCGCTTATCTGCCAGCAAAGCACACCGTCATTATCGGTTACAGCAGCAGTTGCTCCATAAGGATTTACAACCGGGGCGCTGTCATTGGTATAAGTTACCACGCTGCCACGCATCATAATATTGAAACCGAACAATCTGCCCAATACCCCGTCTTTGACATCGTATGCGGCGCTGAAGTCACGGTATTGTGTTGCCGACATATCGTCTGTCAATTGCTGGAACATATCCGCACTGATAAGCGCGTAGCGGCCCTCCATCGGTATATTCTGTTTGTTCAGTTGTAATTGTGCATTCTTCAAGTCATTAACTGTAAACTTTTTACGGTTGCCTGTAGTGCCTGCAAGCGTTGTTGCGGTAGATACACCGGTTGTGCGCACTACAAGCCCTGTGCTGCCTGTGGGCGACCAGTCTATCAGCAGGTTGTCTGCAACTGTCTGCCGCAACGATGATTCGTATTCCGATAATACGCTTTCACGTTTATTGTAGCTCAGTTCAAAAGTCTCAGCATTTGGTATCAGGATAGGATCAGTAGTGAACTCATCCAGCGCATAAGTTACGTCCGTATCAGTCCGCTGCACTACTGTTGCCGGCACGCTGGTGCGGTTTTTTACTACAGTCGGCGTAGCGCCTGCCTGGGGAATGTGCACCACCTTACCCTGCAGCACATATTGTCCTGCGTCTGTAGATGCAAGTAAGAACTCATTGTTCTTGAATAGATTGCCTTCGATGTGGTCTTGCCAGATCTCTTTTTGAATTGCCATTGGTTAATTGTTGATTTGTGATTAAAGATTTATGATTGTAATCAGGAATTAGAAAATATTGGGAATTGAGAAGCTAAGCCGGGTTCAATTCATGGAGCCGGCAACTACAGGGAATGGTTAACTCACCAGGAAAATAGATGAGGCATTTTTATGACTTACGTTTTGCGCCCTTGCGTCTTTGCGTGAAACTACTATGCAACATAATGCCTTAAGCAGCTTAATAGAAAAGATATAGTTGACGAAACCAATAAAGCTAAATGCTTGGTTCCCCTTCAGGGGATCAGGGGTTAAACTTCTTATCGAACAGCTCCTTATACTTCACAGGATCATTTGCTCTTAGTTCCTTTAGTTTTTTCCCAGCGGGGTCATTTTTTTCGTAGTCATCCCATTGCCACTGTGCTTCTTTTTTATCCTGTTGCTTGCTTCTCAGGTGCTCTGCTATAGAGCGGTAGGCAGGCATAGCAGCCAGCAATGCTTTCAATCCTTCCGGGTTGTTTGCATAGTC